GCAGCCAGATCTGGTGTTATAATAGTATTATAATTAACACAAAGGCAAAACTATGATAGAATTATTAGGCATTACATTACTTGTTGCATTCGTACAGAATGGCGACTTGTTCTCATTATGTATATCAGGGTGTTCGTAATATGAAAACTTATGTATTAGTAGATACACTTAATACTTTCTTTCGTGCAAGGCACGTAGTACGTGGCGACATTGACACTAAGGTTGGTATGGCATTACATATTACACTTAATAGTGTTAAGAAGGCTTGGCAAGACTTTGATGCAGACCACGTTGTATTTTGTTTAGAAGGACGTAGTTGGCGTAAGGACTTTTACGAACCGTACAAACGCAATCGTAAAGAAACACGCGATGCAATGACTCCTGTACAAGCAGAAGAAGATAAAGTATTCTTTGAAATATTTGATGAGTTTAAAAACTTTATTGATACAAAAACTAATTGCACCGTTATACAGAATTCTGTGTTAGAAGCAGACGATCTTATTGCAGGTTGGGTACAATCACATCCTAATGATAATCATATTATTATTAGTACAGACGGAGACTTTGCACAACTTATTGCACCTAACTGTAAACAGTACAACGGTGTTAGTAATACTACAATTACACACGAAGGTTACTTTACAGACAAAGGCGATCGTGTAATTGACAAAAAGACTAAAGAGCCTAAGCCTGCACCCGAACCTGACTTTATGTTGTTTGAGAAGTGTATGCGTGGCGACACTAGCGACAATGTGTTTAGTGCATATCCAGGTGTACGTAAAAAAGGTACTAAGAACAAAGTTGGCCTTATTGAAGCATATGAAGATAAAGGTACAAAAGGTTACAACTGGAATAATATGATGTTACAACGTTGGACTGATCACGAAGGCGACGAGCACCGTGTACTAGATGATTATACACGTAATGTTACACTATGTGATTTGACTGCACAACCTGATGATATTAGAGAAATAATTAATAATACTATTGCAGAAGTAGAACCTAAAGAAATATCACAAGTTGGTATGAGACTTATGAAGTTCTGTGCTAAATGGGATATGCAACGTATTGCAGATCAGGCGGCTACTTTTGCAGAACCATTACAAGCGAGGTATCCTAAATGAGTATAAAAACAAAAACTATTCTTAAAGATAAATTTTGGATTTTAGAAGATGACGGTGTACGAATTGGTACAATATCATTAGCAGACGAAAACCGTTTTATGTTTAGTGGAGTTGAAGGTACAACGTATTTTGATAGTAAAAAAGCGTTAAAAAATACGTTTGGTGATAATGTATTAATTAACGATATTACTTTACAAAATGAAAAGACTGTTAAGGCTGATAAAGATGTACACGGGTTTCCGACAAGCACAATCCCTTACAATACAATGTTAGATGTAAAACGTAAATTACCATTATTTACAAAAAGTTCTAAAAGTAAAAGTTTATATTGTGCAGGTTATTACATTATTCACTTTGATAAAGGATGGGTTAAAAGTTTCTGTCCTAAACTAATTACTGTAGAACGTTATGATACAGAAGGCCCATTTAAAAATGATTTAGAAATGCGTACAGCATTGAGTAAAGCAAATGCAAAATGAACCTTTAAATACCTCTAGCATACAGCAATTTATTATGCAAGTTAAAAACGCTGATGCTAGTAATGCTAGAGAAGTAAAACTTACATTGCCACAAGCTAAGAACTTAGCATACACACTGGGCATTGTAATGGCACGTCTTGAAGGCGACCTTGAAAGATACGTAAAGGACAACAGTAGCGGAGGCGATATTGAAGTACGTCTCGACGGCGGAAGCAACTGGAAGTAAACTACGTAGATAACTCAAAAAAGAGATAAATATATGCGTATATAATTTAAGGAGTATACGCATATGAGCAGGCCTAAACCCACTGTATTACTAGAATACATAGATAAAAAGACTTATAGAGCAGAACAAGTATTAGATGCTACTGCTATTTGGGCTGTATTTTATAATGGCAAACCATTTAATTTAAAAAGCAGTAACTCTATTACAAATTATCCTGGACCAAAATATAAGAAAGTTTCTTTTTCAAATCCTGGTCACGCACACAATCTAGCAAAAAAATTAAACGAAATGTTCAATACTGACGAGTTTAAAGTATATATGATGTCTAGTGGCGAAGTAGTAACTGAAGAATGAACTGGAAAGAAACATATACAAAAATCTTTCTTAATCAATTAGGTAAAACTTCAAATGATATTACAGTAAAAGAATATTTGCCCTTGTGGTGGAAGAACACTAGAGACAAGGGAGGACTGAGATTAACTGATACTGGATTTGACATCTTAACTGAAATTGAGTTAGCTTCATACGAAGTACCGTATCCTAAAGATATGCCAATGACTACTCAGGTTGTTATATTTTTAGATAAATTTATCGATTGTCCATATTATCTTACTAACAAAGCAATACACGTTACTAGTGAAAAGAAAGCAATGGAATTACACTTGTTTAGCGGAGATTTGCGCAAATATGGACTGGCAAAAGCATTAAAAAGACAAAATAATTAAAAAAACACTTGACATTCAACTCATTTGAGCGTATTATATATACATAGTAAGAAATTACTTAGCACTGATTATGACAATTGAGGAATACGAAATGGAAAATGTAGCACTACGCACAGTAAGCCCTAACAAGGCAAAAACATCAATTAAACACGCAATGAAAAAGAAGCGTCCAATCTTTCTTTGGGGGCCTCCAGGTATTGGTAAATCTGAGGTAGTTGAACAAATTACTAATAGTTTGCCTAACTCACACTTAATTGATATTCGTTTATCACTTTGGGAACCTACAGATATTAAAGGTATTCCATATTTTGACAGCAACTCCGGTACTATGGTATGGGGTTCTCCAGGCGAACTTCCTTCAGAAGAGTTTGCAAAACAATTTGATCATATTGTATTGTTCTTAGATGAAATGAATTCTGCGGCACCTGCTGTACAGGCGGCTGCATATCAACTTATTCTTAATCGTAAAGTTGGAACATACAAACTGCCAGACAATGTATCAATTGTTGCCGCAGGTAACCGTGACGCAGATAAAGGCGTCACATACAGAATGCCAGCACCGTTAGCTAATCGTTTTATTCACTTAGAATTAGCAGTTAGTTTCAATGACTGGTTTGACTGGGCTGTAGAAAACAAAATACACAATGATGTAGTAGGATTTTTACAGTTTAGTAAGAAAGACTTATACGACTTTGATCCAAAGTCACCAAGTCGTTCATTTGCAACGCCTCGTACTTGGTCGTTTGTAAGTGAATTAATTGAAGATGACCTCGATAATGAGACTACAACTGATCTTGTATCAGGAGCAGTTGGTGAAGGTCTTGCTGTAAAGTTTATGGCACACCGTAAAGTAGCGGCATCAATGCCTAACCCAAGTGACATTTTGTCAGGTAAGGTTAAAGAGTTGAAACAGACAGAAATCAGTGCAATGTATTCCTTGACTATTTCACTCTGCTACGAACTAAAAGAAGCGTCAGATGCAAACGATAAGAAGTTTGATGATAAAGTTAATAACTTTTTGCGCTTCGCAATGGATAACTTTGAAACTGAATTAGTTGTTATGGGTGTTAAAGTAGCACTCACTCAGTATGCATTGCCCATTGATCCAGACGAAGTAGAATGCTTTGATGAATTCCACGAACGTTTTGGCAAGTACATTAAGGCTGCACAACAGTCTTAATGGGTGTGTTGGGTTTGGGCGATCCCGTAAAAAATCGCCCATTTTTCTTGACATTATTAGTAAATAGTAGTATAATATATGTATAGAATAACAAAGTGAGAGGCAAATTATGTTAGACTTTACACCAGAATATGTTGCAATGGCAGCTAAAGATACTGCAAGTAAACTAAAAAATTGGCAACCTGATCCTAATATTACTCCCGAACAACTAGAAGAAATGCGTGTAGAAGTATATGACCGCATTATTGTTGCTCGTGTAGGTTTGCTGTTGCGTCATCCATTTTTTGGTAATATGGCTACACGTTTACGCATTTTGGCCGCAGATGATTGGTTACCTACTGCCGCTGTAGACGGACGCAACCTTTATTATAATACTCAATTCTTTAATGCAATGACTAACAAAGAAATTGAGTTTGTTGTTGCACACGAAATTTTGCATTGTGTATTTGATCACTTAGAACGTAGAACTTGGCAAGGACGCAACTTAGATGCTATGCTGTCTAATATTGCACAAGACTACATTGTAAACAACATTCTTGTAAGAGACAGCATTGGTACTAAGCCTAGAATCGTTGACTGTTACCAAGACTTTAAATACGAAGATTGGACTTCAGAAGAAGTTTATGATGACTTGTTTGAAAAGTATGACGAAGATCAACTTAACGCATTAGGCGAATTACTAGACGAGCATATTGACTGGACTGACGGTGATGGTGACGAAGGTGCTTCATCTGGTAAGGACGGCAAAGATGACGGTGAA